CAAGCACAAGTAATCAAAGCCCTTCAGAACGGCCCTAAGACCTCCAGAGAGATAGCAGAGGAGTCAGGTATGCCTCAAACTACTGTCTTGTCTACAGCAAAGAAACTACGCTACAAAGGTCAACTGACCACAGAGCAGGTCAAGGTCGGTAGGTACTGGATAGCCAAGTTCACTCTTATAGAAGACTTGATTGAGCCTAAAGATGAGAAACGCTGCTTGCTAAACCCATTCGACATTCGTAACGCTAGAGGCATCTTTACTAAGGCTGAGTATGCCGTAATGAATATGCAAGCTAAAAGACTGCTTGGCAAACCACAAGCAAAAGAAATTACCAACAATCAGTTTATTTAAAAAGTGTTGACAAGGTAAAAATGTGTATAATTAAATCGTCTGAGTGGCATCAGGCGATGAACGGAATAGAGAACCCCATAGATTTCTGTGTGGTCTTGCCTGACAACAGGCGAACTTTTGATTCCGTTCAATCGTTTGTTGTTGCTCTCGCCAAGAGCCAAGACCACAGAGTGATTTATGGGGTTTTCTGCATTTGGCGACTACACAATGCGGTACGTCGGTGGTTGTGTGTTGGGATACCCTGTTACACGAGCGAACTAAAGCAGGGGCGGTGGGCGAAGGATAGAGCCGAGTGGTTGGGATGCAAATCTCAGAAGTCTGTCCAATGCGATGCGATGACATGGCTCCGAAGGGGAAGTTATCCACAAGCAGGGCGAAACTGAGTTATGACTCGGTAAGGCTTTGCTTTGCTCAAACAATCACCAAAGGGGAATTATGAAGAAGGTTAAACATAAGGAGATAAGAAGATGATGGACTTGTTTGGTAACGAGATACCTGAAGAAAGAAAGAAGACGCACGAAGGGTTTGATGAATTCTGGGATGCGTATCCAAAGTGTTTTAGAAAAGGTGAGAAGGCTACTTGTAAGAAAAAGTGGGCTGATTCTTATTACTTCATGCAAAAGGAAATCATTGTTAAGCATCTGCAATGGATGGCGACAACAGCACAATGGTTAAAGGATGGTGGCTCATGGATTCCTGCACCTTTGGTCTACCTAAACCAGCAACGATGGGATGGTGCTGATATACCTGAGATGAAGCCAACAATAGACCCAGCCTTGGCAAAGATTGATGCTGACAGAAAAAAAGCATCCCCTATGCCTGAACACATCCGAGCAAGATTAGCGGAGTTACGCAAGTGAGCCACTCTGACGCAATGAAGCTACTTGACAAGGTGCGTGAAGGTATCCCATACCCTCTACACCTGATAAACAAAGCATTGGAATTAACTGGTGACTTACAGCAGGCGTAACATAGAAAGCCCAAACGATAGGGTAATCCTAGAGCAGTCTGAGGCTCGTGAACTCTATCGTAGCTGGACAGCAAGTAAAAACGCTGACCTGATTCGTGCGAGATTGGAGAAAGCGGAGCGAATTTACGGAACTGGTGCTAGAGACAGAATTCGCACCTACATGGCGCAAATGAAAGAAGGGACACTTTTATGAGGAGAGCAGCTAGGGTAGATGCAACACAAGAAGCCATTGTTAGCGCACTAAGGGCGGCAGGGGCTTATGTATGGGTCATTGGTTTACCAGTTGACCTTTTGGTTGGCTACAAGGGGCATACCTTCTGCGTGGAGGTGAAATCAGGGCCTAGCAAGCGTCTGACGAAGCTACAAGCCGACTTTTTCGAGAATTGGTCTGGTAGTACCTTGGCAAGAATAGATTGCCCAGAGGCGGCATTACGAATGATCGGAGTAGTCAAGTGAAAGCACCTTATAAAGCCATCGAATTCATTATTGAAAATTCATGCAAATTTGCCGAGGCTAAAGCACAGAGGATATATCTCGAAGAATTCCGCAAAACCAAGAAGGCTCTGCTAATGAAGGAAGCTATGGCTAGAGGGATAGATTCTGCTGTGGCTCAAGAGCGTGAAGCCTATGCTCACATTGAGTACGCTGATTTACTCCGAGGGCTAATGGTGGCAATCGAAAAAGAGGAAACTTTAAAGTGGATGCTGACTGCTGCCCAGATGAAGGCTGACATTTGGAGATCAGAGCAAGCAAGTGAGCGTCTTGGTGTAAAAACTACAGAGTAGGGAAAGTACCTATATTGATATGTTTAGTAAACTATACTACAATCACATCAGCCCAAGCAATTCGCAAGGGTACTTTTAAGGATTAAGAAAATGAGCAAATACTTCACTTGTATTGAGTTTCGCAAAGGTTTTGATGCGGCAGCATCGTGCGAGTCTTGCGATAAAACAAAATCAAAAGATTGGATTGATGGCTGGATGCACTATCAAGACAAGATGGATGCTAGTGAAACTGCTTGCTACTTTTAAGGAAAAAAATCATGAAATACGAATTTGACACAACTATCGGTGAAGGCTCTGTAATTGTTACTGTGGTCATGGAATACGAGCAAGACGAAGAAGGCACTTATAACGAGAACATTGATGAAATCTGGTTTGAAGGTCGTAATGTCTTGGGAATCTTGACTTACAAGCAATACCAAGAACTTGAGATCGAAGGCTCTATGCGTCTTACCAAGCACCTCATAGATGAGGCAGACCATGCCAAAAGTGTTGACTATGACATGAGATGTATTTAATGCTTGGCTGCTTGCCAAAAGAGCCAGATGCGAAGTGCAGTAACTGTAAAAGGCGGTTACTGCCGAACCCTGTCAACGTCAAGAATTCTAAGGACAAGGCTTGCATCTATGTACCTATATCTTTACAGGTTAAAAAATGACTGATTGGACTAAAGAAGAAGACGAAGCCTTCAACGATGTTGAGAAGCAAAGCAATCTTGGTAAGCAGATACTCAATGACATGGGTCAGCCCTACCACTTTGATATTTTTGTTTCTCCATCACAGAGAAACGCAGTCTTAGAGGAAGTGGCTAAAGAGTTTGACAAGATGAAAGCGTTTGGCACTACTGCTGAGTCATTTTCTGCATTTGTAAGAAATCTTAAAAAATGAGAAAGAAAACAAAGAGAAAAATGTGGAACTTAATAGACCCAATAACCCATGCAATCGTAGGTGCGTCAATAACCCACAGGGACAAACTGGACAAACTTAGAATGATGGAATACTCAGCACTAGAGGCAATGACCAAGGGGCATGGAACAATCTCCGATTGGCGTACGCTTGTTGATGTTTTAAACCTAAGTGAGACTATGGCACGACACAATATCGGAAAAGATGAGGTGTTGCCTGTTTGCCAAAAAGCACAAGAAGCCCTGCACCAAGCAGCAGAACGGCATCAGAGAACAATGAGCATGGGATTATCTGGAGAGGGAATTCAGGCTATTCGAGATTTGATCGAATATGCAGACCTCCAGCAATCAAGCATCCCAAGGTCAGAGTTTGAAAGATACATTCAGAAAACAAAAGACTACATAAAGTCTAATGGGAATCTGGTGGTAGAAATTGAATAACAAACCAAGTAGCAGAGAGAGACTGCATCTAGCAAAGGTTAAGGAGATGCCTTGTGGGGTCTGTGGTCAGGCAGGGCCATCAGATGCTCACCACATCGAGCAGCACCAACAGTTCCTATGTATTCCGCTATGCAAGGATTGCCATCAGGGTTCTCACAATGGAATTCATGGGTTAGCTAGGATATGGTCGGTCATGAAACATACAGAAATGACTGTGCTAAACGAGACTTTGAGAAAGTTGTTAGGATAGGGGCACTCGTTGCCATGAGTTTTAAGGGGACTTGTTCCCCTTTTTTTTATGTGAGATAATTAGAAAACTCCATGAGGACTACCATGTCTGGACTGCTCGAACCTTCCGTAAAAATTGAGATTGAAATACAAAGCCAAGAGAAAAGTGGTGAGGCTTGTCCAGTAGCGACAGGGGATGTACAGGTCAATCTTGAGAATCGTCAGAAGGCTATCGACAAAGCCAACTACGGCCCAATGAATCCAAACGAAGCAAGCATGGATTACTGGCGTGAAATCAGTAAGGCTTGGAGAATTTCACCTGCACAGGCTAAGAAGTCTCGTTGCGGAAACTGCGCTGCATTCATTCAAACCCCCAAGATGTTGGCTTGCATTGAGTCAGGTCTTGAGGATAATGGCGAGGAAATGGATGCTTGGGAAGTTATCGAAGCTGGTGACTTAGGTTACTGCGAAGTGTTTGATTTTAAGTGTGCTTCTAAGAGAACTTGTGAAGCATGGATTAGTGGTGGGCCAATAACCGAGGATGAACATGTCAACGACAAATCAGCAAGCAATGGAAATGATGCAGAAACTTATGCAGAAGAAGACTAAGCCCATGCCTGTCAGGGGTGAGCGTACTGCTAAGAACGCACAGAAGAAGCCTAAAAAATGAAAATGACAAAAGCTGGTCAGAAAAAAGTTGGCAAGGTCATGGGTGAATACAAAGAAGGCACATTGCACTCTGGTAAGGGTGGCAAGGTTGTCAAGAATCCCAAGCAAGCCATTGCTATTGCTATTAGCGAAGGCGCTAAACAAATGGGTCGATACAAAGGTAAATAATCATGGCAGATTTAGGCGCAGCATTTGGCTTTTATCCGCAATTAAACAGGCGCAGACAGGGTAGCCCTGCTGACTCTGCTAATTTGCCTGTTGACGTTCTTAGAGGACGTTTAGCGGGTTTGTTAGGCGCACCTGCTGATATTGCTAATTTACTTAGGTCACCACAACCGACAGAGATGTTTGGTAATGTTAGTTATGAAGCACCAGCGCAGTTTCCTTACACAACAGAAAAGTTTTTAAAAGATTTACCACTTGCGCCTACATCTAGGGTGGGTCAAGTAGCAGGTCAAGCTGCATCATTTGTTCCGTTAAATCCAATGCCAGCCGTTAGAGGTGTGCAAAGAGTTGGTCAAATGGCGGGTGAGGAACTGGCGGCTACTATGCTTGGTCAGCGCCCTAACACTATGATGAGCAAGGTAGTGCCACAGCCATTGTTTGCTGTACCTCCAGAGCAAGGATTGTTATCTGCTAGGGCAGAGCCTATTGAAAGCCTATTGCAGACCAAGCCACAAGCACCAGTTTCAGACATTGGTTTTTATTCAGCTACTGAGCAAGCAGCATTAAACTTAGGTAGAAACAAGGGAACTGGTCAGTCTTTCATTAACGACTTGATGAAAGCACCTGACGTTAAGAAGGAAGAACTGGTTTATACAGGGTTAGATGATTTCCTGAGAGACAAACCCAATGTTACTAAACAAGAGGTTCAAGACTTCTTGGCTAACAATCGTGTAGATGTTCAAGAAGTAAGATTGGGTGATGCGCCTCCTCCTGCGCCTCCTCCTGTTCTTGATGCTGAAAGACTAAACTTTTTAGAAAAAGAATTTTCCCAACTAAAAGAGCATCCAATTGATGCCCCTAATTTTGGTCAAGAAAAGTTTGAAGAACTAATGATGTTACAAAACATCAGAGATAACAGCACAGTAGAAAGCCTTTACAGCCGTGCTGATAGTGCAACTTCTGCTGCACAAAGGGCGCAATCACGAGGAAATAAAGATATTGCTGAAAGATATTTCAGAGAAGCAGAAATGTTGAATTCTCGTGCTGAAGCATTAGATTTAAAAGGTTTGGGTGTTCCAGAGCAAGTAATAACAAATCCAACTCAATTTGATAAATACACATTGGCTGGTGGTGAAAACTATCGTGAGATATTACTTACGTTGCCTCAAAAGCCAAAAGCACTACCAGAAGGTTTTAATGTAGATGCTTATTCTGTCAATGGTGTAACTAAATATGGCGTTTATGATGCTAATGGTCAAAGATATGGTAGTGGCGCAACAAAAGAAGAAGCATTACAAAGATTTAGCGATTTACATCAAGATAAACCATATCAATCATCTCATTTTAAAGAGCCAAACATTTTAGCCCACATGAGGGTCAATGACCGAATTGATGCTGATGGTAAGAAGATGCTACTGGTTGAGGAAATCCAATCTGATTGGCATCAGGCTGGTAGAGAAAGAGGTTATGGCCCTAAGTATGAAGAATCTTTTATGGCTTACTATGATACAAAAGATGGGCAAAGAATTCCAATAGGTTATGGCAAAACAAAAGAAGAAGCTGAAGCAACCATTGATGTTGGGTGGAAAAACTTAGTTGACATTAAATATGAAACGCACAAAAGAACAATTAGTGAAGGCGTACCAGACGCACCATTTAAAGACACATGGTATCAATTAGCACTCAAGCGACTGACCAAGTACGCTGCTGAAAATGGCTATGAACGTATAGGCTTGACTACTGGAAAACAGCAAGCAGGTAGATATAAGTTAAGTAATGAAGTTGATGAAATAAATGTAATTGGTAGAACTAATATGGCTACTGGTGAAAAATCAAAATCAGTTGCTTTAGATATGAAATCTGGTCAATCTTTACGGATTGGTGTTAACAATGATGGAATTGTTGACAATGTAAGCGATGAAAGCATCAAGAATTTCATGGGCAAAAATCTTTCTGAAGTTGTAGGTAAAGACATAGCCAAAGAAATTATGCTTAACAATAAAAAAACCATTAGTGGCGAAGGTTTAGATATTGGTGGCGAAGGAATGAAGAAATACTATGACGAGATTTATCCTAAGTTTTTGGATAAGTACGGCAAAAAGTATGGCGCAAGCGTAGGCGAGACAAAGATTAAAACTGGCAATGCTTATGCCCAGACAAAAGGTATTCCAGCAACAGAAACAATCCGATACTTAGACATTACTCCTCAAATGAAAGAAGGAACATCTAAGGGTCAACCTTTATTTGCTGCTACTCCACTATTACCAGCAACAAGCCTGTTAGACGAAGAAAAGCGCAAAGAAATTACAAGTCTGTTAGAATAAAATATTAACGTAACCTTGACCAACCCTAGAGGAGTCAAACAAAATGATTGAAAAACAATCAAACATTTCATATCGTGGTGGAGCACGAGATGGCGCAGGAAGACCAAAGGGAAGTCTTGATAAGGGCAATGCTGTTCTTAGAGAGATGATCTTAGAGGCACTAGAGGGCGCAGGTGGCGTTGCTTATCTTGTAGAGAAGGCAGAGAGCCATCCACAGGCTTTTATGGGGCTAATCGGTAAGGTCTTGCCACTTCAGGTAACTGGAGAAGAAGGTAAAGACATTCAGATAAGTGTCCAATGGGCGAAGTAATAGAAATTCCCTACAAGCCAAGGGAACACCAACTAAAGGTTCACGAGTTACTGGAAGGCAAACGCTTTGCAGTCGTAGTGGCTCATAGGCGCTTTGGAAAGACTGTAGCTGCACTCAATCACCTAATCCGTGAGGCGGTGCTAAACACTAGAGAGACACCTAGATACGCCTACATTGCTCCTACTTATGGACAAGCTAAGAGGGTAGCTTGGGACTACCTCGTTAAGTACACTACACCGCTAGGCGGTACTAACAACATCTCAGAGTTGAGGGTGGACTTTTGGGGTAGACGAATCCAGTTGTATGGCTCAGACAATCCTGATTCCCTTCGAGGTCAATACTTCGATGGGGTAATCATCGATGAGGTAGGAGATCAGAATCCTAAGATATGGACTGACATTGTTAGACCTGCCCTGACAGACAGAAAAGGGTGGTGCTTATTCATTGGTACGCCAAAGGGACACAACCACTTCAAAGAACTGCGAGACAGGGCAGAGAAGGAAGATGGGTGGGGTTTGCTAGAGTTCAAAGCCTCTGAAACAGGGGTGGTGGATGATGTAGAACTAAAGCAAGCCAAGAACGAGATGGGTGAAGACAAGTACAGACAAGAGTTTGAGTGTA